TGGTGTAAAATGATATTTAATTAAAAGTTTATAAGTTCGTCTATTATAGCCGTTTTATCGTATTCGAGTTCTTTTAACGTCTCGGATAATTCTTCGTGTTGTCTATCGATATCGTCGTTATAGTCTTCCAGGTAATCTTTGAAGAACATTCGAACATTACCGACGTCGTGTCCCGAATCTAAAAGTGAACCAACCGTATATCGAGGTAATCGAATACCGAGTTCCCGTGCGCGTCGTTTCACAGCTTCTTGGCGAACAAAGTTCGTCACGTTTCTTCTATGTTTTAGTTTTTCCACTTTTTTTAACGTTTCATGGATTAGTCTATTTACCTCCATAAGTTCATCTTCGAGTTCGTAATCACGTAACTGTTCCGGAACAGGTGGTGGTGTTCGTATCGCCGGTAAATCCACGTGTATAAAATCCCCTTCGTCTCTATATGGTGGTGGAACCGTATCGTATATCGTAAGATCGTCAAGATTATCACCAAATGGTGGGAGACGAGGAATCGGGGAAAATGGTATAGGTATATCAACACGACGAACCCTGAATTCTTCTTCTTCACTTTCAGAATCGGTTTCGTATTTAATATACTCGTGAATCTTTTTGATCGAATCACACATTTTAAGATAATCGCCTTCAGAAATTATCTTAGAATTGAGGTCGAGCGTTTGCATTAACGATGTAAGAGCGTCCATTTTTAATATATTAATTTTTTATTTGTTTCATTACAACTTAGGTTTGTTATTTTTTTTAAAAGTAAAAGGGCTTCTACGGCTTCACCAATTTCACGGTGTTTCACACAAAACCCGTTTTTTCCTTGGCGACAGAGACAGTTTTCGTGTACACAATTTGGACGCATTTTTTTGATTATTTTTTATAATCTCGTACTTAGGTTCTTATTTCACCTTCTTCGAGTTCAGATTCAGATTCCGAATTGTATTCACTCTCATTATCCAAATCGTCGATGTTTTCCGGTAAATGATCGTATAATCTTTCACAATCGATTTTGTAATTAATTTCATAATCATCAAGGAAATCATGTAAAGAAATTCTATCGTTAACACCGTATTGTTCATCTAAATACCATTTCCAAAACGGGAGGTTCTTTTTCGTGATTTTACTCGGGAAAAGTTCGACGGTAAATTCTTCGTCACCTTTACACCCACACTGTTTAAGAATGTCTTTTTCACTTTCGAGGTACATATCAAAAAAGTGTTCCAAAATACCAATATCGTTAGGTTCATAATAAAATTCAATAAATTGGGCTTGACCGTACGATGTTTCTAATTTTCTATTAGAAATACCAATATACGCAATATACTTATACGTACTTTTAGGAATAAGGTGTGTAGGGTACCCAAAATCAGCGCGTAAACCGTATACTTTACATTTTTCACCGGCTAATTCAGAAAAGAGTTCATTAACATCGAAAAGTTCAACAATCGTGGTACAGTTTTTAAGGAGTTCGTAAGTAAGGCTCATCGTATTATATTACACATTAGTTGCTAAGTTTTAAGTCCATATTTTCAGGGAACGAGTTATAGAGTTCCGTCCAGTCAACACTTCCGTGAAGGTTATTTTTTTCAACAAACTGTAATAAAGTTTTTTGACAGTTAAATTCTTTTTTAAAGTAATTCATCCAGAACTCGACCCATTCTTCCGGGACGTGTCGCGGTACAACCATGGTATTCAATGTATCGTTTGCCAGTATTTGGATTACTGGTTCAATAATACCAATTCGAGTACCATCTTCGTATTTCTCTTCATACATAAAGTCCACTAAGTGAAGTTTATCGTTAAATGTAGATACACCAACATAAGCAACGTAATTAAGTTCTTTTTTGAACTTTATTAAATCCTGGGGAAAGTTTGATCTCAGTCTCACCCCATACACTTTAGAAGGTGTACCAGTTGAAAATTGATCGGTTCGGAAACTCGAAAGAACACCGTCAAGTTTTTCATCTCTTTCAAGAGAGACAGCTTGTTTTGTAAGTTGGTAAATGAGAGACATTTTTTTATAGTATACTTATTATAATTGATCTATATCACTTAGGTCTTCACTGTACATCAATATTTCCTCGGCCACAATTTGATAAAATGCCATTTTATACGCCAAAAACCCAAATAAAGTTGCCCCCATATTAAAATCAAATGGTAAATCATTAGAATTCCAAGTTGATTCGGCTAGTGCGAGACACGTCGGTAACAATAATCGTTTATTCAAAACGGGTATTCTTTCAATATTATCGACGTATGATGACAACGAGTCTACATAAATACACGATGCAATTGTCCCTAAAGTAGCAGATACACCGTCAATGGGTGTATGAAAAATGAAGTTATACGTCGAAATAGCTACACCGTATTGTAAAGTCGACTTTTTGATTTTAGCCTTGACTTGTTCGTATTCAGCTATACCTTCTTTACGTTTAGTAGGGCATGATATTCTAATGGTTTTAGTGTACGGATTTATTATATTTAACATATTACAATTTATTTACTCTATATCTATACCTTTAATAATGTAATTTTCATCTTGAAAATACTTTTTCTTAAATTTGCGTTCCTTTTTTATAAAATCTTTACAGCTCTTCTCAACTTCATATATACGTGTATGAATATTTAATAAATTACTCTTATTTACGGGTGTTTTTCTCCATTTATCACCAAAAATAGAAGAATATTGTAATTCACGTCTTTGGTATTTAAGATCATCGAGAAGTAGTTTATAAAGTACGAGCGAATATGAATCATATTCATTACGCTCGTAATCATCTAAACACATTTGTTCGTGTGCAAGTGTATTCATACTTTCACGGAGTAGGTTCGCCCCACTTTTCTCTCCATCGGTTAACCAGAGTTTCGATTCTCTCTTTTGAGAATCGTGGATTTCTGGAGGCTCGTTGAGGGGCTCCCGGACACACGAGATCACGTGATTCGTATGTATTAAGTTTTTCCCATACAAGTCTTTGCATGTCACCCGGGAGTTCGTTTGTCGCTTGACAAAACGAGAGTTTATAGTCGTACGTGTGTAAGGCAATGTAGTCGTCCATTTCATTTTTTATATATTTTTATACTTATCTTTTAAACTTAGGAGTATATTCATCGAATGTTTTGTCATGTTTTAAATATTCTAAAATAACAGTTTCCCCACTGTCATTTTTCGATATAATCTTATTAGTAGAAAAATCGGATGATAACATCGTATTAGAATGTAATGATACATGGGATTCCACTGATTTTAGTGTTTGTGTATTTGAACCCAATAAGCGAGATATACTAGAGTAGAACGAAAACATGTTATTATTTATGTTTATTTTTTTATATTGTAAATACAAGATGGTTTCACTCCAGGACTTACACAAAAAAGTACAATACATTATAATAGATTCAAAATATGTAAATGGTTCAAATAATACATTTTCTATAGATCTAACACTTGAATCGAATTTACATTTAGAAGAAATGTCACAGGTATGTGGACTGAAACCAGTTGATTTTTATATCACACAGATTGGTCAATCTAATCCGAACTCTGATTCACATGTAAGTAGCGTTGCAAAATACGTTGATATTATATGTGAAGATATACCAAAAAGAGCACAAATACTCGATGAAAGACATGGACAGATTTTAGCGAGAGTACCATTAGAAAGACATTTCAACCACGGATCACATACTATCATTAGGGATAAACAATGGAAAGGGTTTCAAAGACAAACAAACTTATTTAATCCCATATCTATACAGAAACTAAATTTTGAATTATACGAGTATCAAGAAGATACTGATTACGTTACTTTACAACCTGATGCAGAGTGGTATATGGTTCTTGAAATAACAACTGTAGATGTAAAAGAAAAACCTATAAATAGAGAAGTTCAGATTCTCGAGGCTTTGCATAAACTTATCGGTAAGATAGATGAACTCAACATAAATGTCGAGAAACTTCCAGATAAGAATGATATTGAAAAAATGGAAAAAGAAAAAAGAAAGAAAATTCCATTAATGTACCTTTTTATATTTTTAATGTTTATGGGGGGTGGTTATTACTTACTAAATCGCAAGGTTTCACAACCGGTGCCTATGCAGATGCAGCCGACTTTTTAGCTGGTGTTTTCTTTGGAGTAGCGGCTGCTTTTTTAGCTGGTGTTTTCTTTGGTGTAGCAGCTTTTTTAGCT